CTGGTAATGCTTTTACTCTTTGGCTTACCACTACTGCACAAAATTACTTAGGTTTTGAATCAACGGAAACTGGCGGACAAGCATGGTCATTTAGAACCGCAGGCACAGGCACTTATGGAAGTGCAAACGGAGACTTATTGTTTGTAAATGGTTCTGGCGGAATTTTTATGCGTATGGATCAAAGCGCAGGCACAGTTGACGGAGATTTTAACGATACATCTGACATTGGCTTAAAGAAAAATATCAAAGACACCACAGATGGACTTGATAAATTGTTAAAGCTAAAACCCAGAAAATTTGATTGGAAAAATAAAGATAAGCGAAATAATGTAAATGGTTTCATAGCACAAGAGGTAGAAACAGTATTACCTGACGAGGTTGTAGGTGACGACTATGATGAAAAAAAACCTGAACACGGAAACAAGTCAATAAATACTTCTGGTCTTTTGGCTGTAGCAGTAAAAGCAATACAAGAACAACAAGAACAAATAGAGGCATTACAAAAAGAAGTGGAGGAACTAAAAGGTGGCTAACACAAAAGTACAAAGCGAACAGATAGAAGATGGTTCTATAACCGCAGACAAGCTAGCAGACGGAACGATTGTAGCCGCAGAACTGGCTAACAACGCTGTAGTAACTGCAGCGATAAACGCTGATGCGGTCACAGGTGCAAAGATAGCTGATGATGCCATAGACTCAGAACACTACACAGACGGAAGCATAGACACAGCACACATAGCCGATGCACAGATAACGGTTGCTAAGATGGCGGCTAACTCCGTAGATTCAGACCAGTACGTTGACGGCTCTATAGATACGGTACATTTAGGAGACTTACAAGTCACAACAGCAAAGATAGCCAATGGCAACATATCCACAGCCAAGATCGCAGACAACGCAGTAACCAGTGCCAAGATAGACACCAACATAGACATAGCAGGTACGTTTGATGTGACAGGTGCTACTACGTTAGATGCAGGTTTGACTGTTGGAGCAGGCACTGTTCTCATAGGTGCTGACTCAGGTGATTCCTTTAACTCTGATTCAATGCTTAGACTACAAAGAGCAGGCGATAGAGTGTTCATGCAATTTAAAACAGATGCAGACCAAAACTCAGGAATATTGTTTGGTGATGTAGATGATGATGTTGAATGTGCTATTGAATATGAGCCTGCTAATAAGGCTTTAACATTCTCTACAGGTAATAATGCCGAAGCTATAAGAATAGATACAGATGGGCTTGTTGGCATAAAAGAATCTGATGCTACTGGTTATTGGGGACAAGCCAATGACCTAGTTATTGATACGTCAGGCAATGGCGGTATAACAATAAAATCTACTACATCTGGTAACGGAAGAATTGCATTCACAGACACAAAGAGTTCTACAGCAGGACTGAACGATGGTGGTTTAATTACGTATCATCATACTGATGATGATATGTCATTTCAAACAAATGGCACAGAAGCTATGCGTATTGATACAAACCAAAAAGTAGGCATAGGAACTGCGAGTCCTTTAGATGCTCTGCACGTTACAAGTGCTGTTTCAACTGATTACAGAGGTAACTTATTATTAAGTGATAGTACAGCTATAGCAGCAGGTGTTGGGGGACAGCTCAACTTTGGAGGTAAATATACAGGCTCTACTTATACAGAGTGGGCAGGCATACAGGGAACAAAAGAAAATGCGACTGATGGTCAGTATGGTGGACAACTAGAGTTTAAAACAAGAGCGCATAACGCAGCTTTAACCACTAAGATGACTTTAGATTCAACAGGCACGCTAAAAATAACACAAAGCTCTGAAACAGGAGGACAATTACTACTACGATCAAATTATTCCGATCCGCACTTTTTGGCTACACAGGGTACAAATCACAGCTCTGGCGGTTGGTATTGGGGTTATGGGGCGCAAATGTCAGGTAGCGGCACTGTCAAATCAACCTTCAGTAACTTTAGCGGTGGTAGAAGTTTAGTACAGCTTGTCGGAACCAGAATGGAATACAGCTTTGCAGACGCACAAGATACAGCCATAGATTCTGAATTGACTGGCTTAACAGAGTCAGTACGCATAGATGCACACGGAATAAAATTCAACGGAGACACAGCAGCAGCTAACGCACTTGACGATTACGAGGAAGGTACTTGGAGTGCGTCCTTAAGAGGTACTTCTGGTTCAGCAGGTGCTCATGCACAATCAAATGTTTCTGCTCATTACAGAAAAGTAGGTGGACTGTGTTTTATAAACGCACACTTTTATTTAACAAATAAAGGTAGTTATGGTGGTGAGACTACTTTAGTAGGTTTACCATTTACAAACACAGGAAGTACAGGACAAATATCATTGGGTTCATTTCCTGATTCAGGATATGGAACAACGTCAGGTAATGTACTAATTGCAGCAGCAATTCTATCAGGAGGAGCAGAAGTAAGATTTTACGAAGGTGCAAGATTAGATGGTAATCATGCATACGCTGATGTAGGTACTGGTTACTATGTAAACATTGGTGGATGTTATCCAGTAGATTAATAATTATGTCTAGTGGATTCTAGACAAGGAGAAAAAATGGCAATAACAAAAGAAGTAATACAAGATAAAATAGAAATATTAGGAGATGGAAAAGATTTACAAGTACGTACTGCTACTGTAATTAAAGAAGATGGAGTAGAACTTTCAAGGTCTTTTCATAGGCACGTTGTCCAATGTGTAAGTACAGTAAAAAATGCTGATGATTCATTTACACATACAGACACAGACATATCTGGTGAGTCTTCTGAAGTACAAGCAATCGCAAATGCAGTATGGACAGATTCTGTCAAGGCTGCGAAAAAGAGTGCAAATGAAGCCAATATGCTATGATTATATTTTTAACTTAGGAGAAAGACATGGTAGATACCAAAGATAATTCAAACGAAAACCCTAAACCTACGTTCCAGTATGAGAAAGATGGCGAGGTTGTTGAAGTGGATGCGAACACCTTTTCCGATCAGGGAAAGATACATTTTGCTAGACTGCTAGACTATCAGAAGCAACGTGAAGAGTTGCAAGGCGCATTGATAAGAGTGCAGTTAGACCTAGACGACAATGCCAACAACACCGAGCGTAGAAAACAATGGATTATGGACAACGAGATCAATAAACCAGAGGAAGAAGCTGAGGTTGTAGATGAATCAGGAGAAGAAACCAAGCAGTGATGTAAGTGCATTAGAACTGCACGAACAGATTTGCGCTATAAGGTACGAAAACCTTGAGAAGAGGTTAGAGTCAGGATCGGCTCGTTTCGTGCGTATGGAGTACCTTATATGGGGTCTGTATGGGGTTGCTATAACGTCAGGCATATTTGGAGCATTAGTGTAATGGCAGGATTTAAAGTAACCACAGAACCGACAGCAGAGCCTTTATCTCTACAAGAGGTCAAGGAATATCTAAGAGTTGATGATGCTACTGATGAAAGGGTAGTACAACCTTTAATCATAGCGGCAAGGCAGTTCGCAGAAGAACACATGAACAGAGCCTTAATGCAACAAACCATAACCTTAAATATAGATACGGCATTAGACACAGAGAATCCACTATGGGAAGGGATGCGTACAGCACCAGACATTAATTATTATAAAAATTATGTGGTGTTACCTAAATCGCCAGTGCAAAGCGTAACTTCTGTAAAAACCTACAACGACAGCGATACAGCTACAACTATGGCAGCTACTAAGTATTATGTTGACACACAGAGAGAACCTGCAAGGATTGTCCTTAGAACAGGCGAAACTTTCCCAACAGCACTAAGAGTAGCCAACGCTATAGAAGTTGTTTATGTGGCAGGTTACGCAAGTGCTTACGCTATACCAGAGCCTATCAGAATGGGTATGCTACAGCACATAGCCTATATGTATGAGCATAGAGGCGATATGTATGAAGCACAGGGCGCACCAACGCTCATGAAAAGCCTGTACGCACCTTATGTTATCCATAGCGGTCTTGGTTCAAGTACATTAATGGCTATTGGCTAATGAGTATAGGCAAAATGAGGTTTGAGGTAGAGTTACAGAAACCTACCAATACCAGAGATGCAGGCGGTGGACTCACAGAGAGTTTTACAACCCTATC